GGATGGCCTCGGGGTACTTTAGGAAGTCTTCCGGCTGATTCAGAACAATTTATGCTTATCGAAGAATTGTATAAGCAGGTAGAAAAATTGCAAGTACAACAAGAGTCTGGAATGCATAATAAAGTAAACATTGAATTTTTAACTAAACAATTAGAGAAGGCTTTAGAAGATATAGAAAAACTTAAAGACTCCAATAGAGAAATACATTATAAGAATGGAAAGACGGAGTAATTAAATGACAGAATTAGTAGTAGCCCTATTAATGATAATCAATGGAGAGATTATAGAACACCGAATACAAATTGATCCTAAAACAGGTAAGCCTTCAATGGCAATGTGTTTAAAAGGTAAAAGACACGCTTCAAGAGGTGAAAAAAATAATCATATACAACACCAGTGTATAAAATCTATGGCTGAAACAGAGTTAAATATTGATGGTAGTAAAAGTATTAAAAAACTAATATTAGAATAATGAAAAAATTAAAAAAGTGACAAGAGAGGAGATAATATGAGTATAAAAGGAAAAATTAAATGGTTTAATGCCACTAAAGGTTATGGTTTTATAGCACGTGAAGACAATGAAAAAGATGTTTTTGTACATAATTCAGCAGCACAAGCAGCTAACGTAGAGTTACGTGAAGGTGACACAATAACATTTGATGTTGAACTAGGACAAAAAGGGCCATCCGCAGTTAACTTGAATAAGTAATAGTATTAATATAAAATTCAACTTTACAAAAAGGAGAACATTATGGAAAAAGTAATACAACAAGCTAAAAGAATATGGGGATTAGCTATAACTAACAAAAAAGTTACTGTTGGTATAGTTATCGCTATCTTAGTTATATACCACTTAGCTACTAAATAAATTATTCATATACAGTTAAAAATCGTAAAGAATGGAAAGATGAAAATAAATAAAATAGTTCAAAGAAAAATTTCCATGGATTATGTTTTGTTTACTGGAAAGATAGATATAGACACAAATTATTTTATTGAAAAAATAGATGAACAAATAAAAGGAGACGATAATCTTAATGGTAAAACAAATGTTATTGGTGGAATGACAAATTGGCATTTTTTTACACAAGATGAAAAATTTTGGACTCCTTTTTTTCCAGTTCAAGACTACATAGATCAAAAAGACTTATTTTCAGGAACAATTTATAAAATTAAAGAAGTATGGGGTTTATGTAATCCAAAAGGAGCTTATACTAGATTACATAAACATTTTCCTTCAGTATTTGGAGGAGTTATATATTTAAATAGTAGTGATCAAAAATTATTTTTTCCTGATATTGGTGAAGAAATTAAACCAGAACCAGGAACGTTTGCAATTTTTAGTGGTTTTTTAAATCATTATACAAACCGAAACACTAATAATGTTCCAAAATATGCGTTAAGTTTAAACGCTTACGCAAACATGATAGGAGAATGATATGAATTTAAGTCGTAACTTTAGTTTACAGGAATTAATCAAATCGGACACAGCGATTCGTAAGGGTATCAACAATAATCCAAACGCAGGTCAGATAGAAAAATTAAAAGAACTTTGTGAAAATATTTTACAGCCAGTACGAGACCATTTTGGTAGAATTAAGATTACCAGCGGATTTCGTAGCGAAGAGTTGTGTCTTGCCATCGGCAGCTCAGTCAATAGTCAGCATACAAAAGCTGAGGCGGCGGATTTCGAATGTATGGGCACAGATAATGCTGAACTAGCTGATTGGATTTATAAAAATCTTCCATTTGACCAGCTAATTCTTGAGTTCTACACTCCTGGCGAACCAAACAGCGGGTGGATCCATTGTAGTTTTGTACCCGAAGAGAGACGTGCTTCTTTTCTGCATGCATATAAAAATGAAGAAAAAACCAAATATAAACCAGTTATCGGTAAAGCCACAGACCTCGTATAACCCTATAGCGAAAAATCTAAGGTCTAGAACTTATAAACAGAAAGTGATACAATCGAAGAAATTGTATAATCGCAAAAAGGAGAAACATGGCTATCAAACACAGGATTAAATTTAAGGCAGCAATGGGAAGAGCAGCTTTTAGTGAGACTACATCACAAGCTCCAAGCACTAAAAATCAAGAAAAGTATATAGGTAGTCATATTAAATCAGAAATTGATGGAAAATACGTCTCCAACAAAAGTTATGAAAATTATTACGGAGAATTTTTAAAAGGTATTAAGAAGGTAAATTAATATGGCAACATCAGGATCTACATCATTTAATCTTAGTATTGATGATATTATTCAAGAAGGTTATCAAAGATGTGGGGTTAGAACTAACTCAGGATATGATCTTAAATCTGCAAGAACAAGTTTAAATTTGCTTTTTGCTGAATGGGGTAACAGAGGCATTCATCTTTGGAAAGTTGAATTAGACGAATCACAATTAGTGGAAGGACAAGCTGCTTACACAGTAGCAACTGATGTTAGTGATATCTTAGAGGCTTTTATTTCTACGTCAGCAGCTTCATCTAATTCTACAGAAACGGAAGATTTATCTCTTACAAAAATTGATCGTTCAACTTACGCTGCAATACCAAATAAATATTCTAAAGGATCACCTTCACAGTATTATGTTTCTAGACAAACAACACCAGTAATTTATTTATATCAAACTCCAGATTTAAATAATTACACTTATATAAAATATTATGTAATTAAAAGAATTGAAGATTCAGGTAAATATACAAACACTGCAGATGTAGCATATAGATTTTTACCATGCATGACTGCAGGTTTAGCTTATTATCTTGCCATGAAAATTAAACCAGAACTTGTACAACAAAATAAATTAATTTATGAAGATGAATTGAAAAGAGCACTTGAAGAAGATGGTCAAAGAGCTTCAACTTTTGTAACGCCTCAATCATTTTATCCGAGTGGAGTTTAATTATGGGAAAATTTGCAACAGGAAAACAATCATTAGCAATTTCTGATAGATCAGGAATGGCTTTTCCATATGAAGAAATGGTTAAAGAATGGACTGGTGCATTAGTTCATTATTCTGAGTTTGAACCAAAGCAACCACAAATACGTAGAAAAAGAGTAACCGCAGATGCAATTGCATTACAGAACCCAAGAGTTCAAAAATACCAACAACCGCAGGTCATGTCTTCATTAAATCCAACGTTTGCTCCTAACGATGCGTCTATTGTAGCTTCGGGTGGAATAACTGTTTGTATTGCAAATTTAGATTTACCTGGAGACTTTGCATTTAAAACACAAGAATTTAAGATTACAAGAGATGGAGTTACTGAAACACTTTATAGTATGATTCCAGAAAATCCTTCCTTACAAAATAGAAGAAGAGAACTTATTCCAACAATAGGAAAAGTAACAGTGAGTATTACATAATGGCAATAACACATTCAAATTTTTTAACAGAAGTAAGAAATTATACAGAGGTAACTTCTACAGTATTAACTGATGCAATAATAGAAGATTTTATTAGAAACGTTGAGTTAGACATAGCTGGTAAAGTTGATTATGATGACTTAAGAAAGTATTCAACTTCTAATTTTACTAAGGATAATAGATATGTATCTATGCCTGCAGATTGTATGATTATAAGATCTGTACAGCATATAGCATCTGGTGGTGATAGAACTTTCTTAGAAAAAAGAGATACTAGTTTTATATCTGAATATAACAACGAAGGAACAACAGGAACTCCTAAATATTGGGCTAATTGGGACGATTTCACTATACTATGTGCACCAATACCAAGTGCAGCAGACACTATACAAATTAATTATATAATTGACCCACCTCATTTTTCCTCATCTTTACAAACCTTCTTAGCAAAATATCAAGAATCCATGTTATTACATGGTGTCTTAGCTGAAGCTTTTAGGTTTTTAAAAGGACCCGACAATCTATACAATCTATATTCTACCAAGTATAATGAAGAGATACAAAATTTTGCCTTACAACAAATGGGCAGAAGAAGACGTGCGGAGTATGATGAAGGTGTTCCAAGAGTTAAAATACCATCACCGTCTCCAAACAATTAATTAATTATAAAGGAGGCCAATATGGCAATAACAACAAATGCAATTTGCGATTCGTTTAAGAAGCAATTGATGGGTGGAGAGCATGATTTCGATGCAGCTCCAAATGGTGATACATTTAAATTAGCAATGTACACTAACTCATCTAGTTTGGGTAAATCTACTGCAAACTACGCAACAGGAAACGAAGTAACTTCACCGTCAGGATATTCTGCAGGTGGAAAAGCTTTAGTAAACGCAGGATGTAAAGTTTCATCTTCAGTAGCAATTACTGATTTTGCTGACTTATCATTTCAAGGTGTAACATTGACTGCAAGAGGAGCATTAATTTACAATACAACTACTGATGGCGGAAGTAACACAACTGAAGCCGTAGCTGTTTTAGATTTTGGTGGTGATAAAACTGCAACTTCTGGAACTTTTACAATTCAGTTCCCTGCTTTCACAACTTCGGCGGCTATACTTAGAATAGCATAAGGAGTAGAATGTTTTTATGTCAAACACTTGGGGAGCACTTAAATGGTCGGATGGAAATTGGTCCGCACAAAATGATTTCACAGTAGAAGTCACTGGTTTAAGCGCATCCTCAAGTCTTGGCACACATTCAATAGAATTAAATACAATAGAACCTGTTACTGGCCAAGTAGCTACAATGTCAACAGGGCAAGCCTCTGTTGAACTTGTAAACAACGGGTGGGGCGCAAACACCTGGAGCTTTAGTGAATGGGGACAAGTAGGTAATATTGTAACTGGGCAACAAGCAACATTAACTGTTGCAAGTGTAACACCAGTAATCGATGTATCATTTTCTGTTTCAGGAATTAGTTCGACTACATCAATCGGATCAAATTCTGTTACAATCAATCAAACTTTAACACTAACAGGACAAACCTTAACATCAAGCATTGGAAATGCTGATCCAGCACCAGATGCTATGATTGTTGGACAATCGATGACCACTTCAATAGGAAGTGTAACAGCCGAAGGTATTATAGAAGTTGGTTGGGGCGGAGATAGTTGGGGTCAAAACCAATGGGGTGAATTGAATGCTCCTACTGTTCCTGTTACTGGAGCAAGCGCAACCATAACTGCGGGAACTGGAACGACCGTTGCAGCACAAGCAACAGCTTCGCCAAGCGGAATATCAATTACTCCTTCCATAGGAACAGCTTTAGGCGGAACATCGCATACACAAGCTGTAACAGGTGTTTCAATGACATCTCAAATAGGAACTGAAGTAATTAATATAGGAGTTCATACTACCGGTTCTACAGCTACCATGACTGCGGGTCAAAGTACAATCGATCCAACATATTTAATTGGTGAAGGTTGGGGTAGAGATGCTTATGGTAACTTAGGATGGGGAGTTAATTATTCAGCAATAAATTCTGGAGGTTTAGAATTAACTTCATCGATAGGTAGCGAAGCTGTAACTGCTGATGCAAATGTTACTGTATCTGGTTTAGGTATGACTTCTACGTTTGGAGTTTACTCAGTACAAGCAGATGCTGATATATCACTAACTGTAGCTGAACACACAATGACATCGTCATTAGGTTCAATTAATTTAATTCAAACTACAAATGAATCAGTAACTGGACAATCTTTAACATCCTCTATGGGTGATGGAGAAGCAGGTCTATTCCTTGTGGTTCCTGTAACAGGTTCACAAGCTACAATATCTCAAGGAACTACGTCACTTGAGCAAAGCACAGTAGAACCTGTAACTGGACAATCTTTAACATCGTCTGTTGGAACTGTTACTGAAATCCCTGCACAAATAGTGGGAGTTAGTGGTATATCCATGACTGCTTCAATAGGGGAGGAAGGAACCGCTTCTGATGCAAACGTCACCCTTACGGGCATATCATTGACAGTATCTACGGGAGAGGTTAATATTACAGCATGGTCTGAAATTGACATAGGAGTTCTTAATATTTGGCACGATGTTGATTTGGCAGCCTGATTAAG